CTTAGATTTTGTTATATGCAAAATTACAGCTTTAGGTATATCAATAACAGTTTAAGTTCAAACTAAAACCAAATAGATGGCAAAATACAGATGTGAAAAATGTAAAATTGAAAAAAATATTTTGAAACAAACTTTAGTTTTTTTAGATGGAAAAATTCGTGCCAAAGAATCAAAATGTTCTTGTGGTTGCTGGATGGAAAACACTGAAAAATATAAGGGGTTTGGAACTAGCTTTCAGGCACCAACAGACAAATTAAGATAATGGGAAAAGGTAGAAAGAAAACACCAACAAAAATAAAGGAGATGCAAAGAACATCAGTTCCTTCAAGAACTTTGGAAAATGAAATGGTTGTTGACCAGGTTTCTGAATTACCTCAAGTTCCTGAATGGCTTTCTGAAATAGGAAAGAATGAATTTGAAAAAGTAACAACTCAACTTTTTAACTTGGGGATGTTATACTCTGTAGATTTAAAATTGGTTGAAGCTTATGCCAATGAGATAAGTTTATATTTGGAATGTGAAATGAAACTTAGAAAAGAAAACCGAATTGATGAGTTTCAAAGTTCAGAGGGAATAGTCTTGAGGCGTCAAGCATCTCCTTTAGTTAAAATGAAAAATGATGCATTAAATAACTCTTTGAAATTAGCTGCTCAGTTTGGATTAACTCCAGTTGCTAGAGCTTCAATTTCTGCACCAACAACAACAAACAATACTCAGATAAATAATTATTTTGACTAGCTATTATTTTGACAAAAAGGCTGCAACAAAAGCCATTGGATTTATTGAAACATTTTGTTCCCACACAAAAGGAGAACTACATGGAGAGCCGTTACTTCTTGAAGAATGGCAAAAGAAAATAATTGGAGATTTGTTTGGATGGAAAAATGAAGATGAGACTCGTAAATATAGAACAGCTTTCATTGAGGTGCCACGTAAGAATGGGAAATCAACTTTGTGTGCTGCAATAGGATTGTATATGTTGTTTGCAGATAGTGAGAGAGGAAGTGAAATATATTCAGCTGCTGGAGATAGGGCTCAAGCTGGGATTGTTTTTGAGATAGCAAAACAAATGATTTTAAATAATAAAGAACTTACTGGAAGATCAAAGGTTTTTAGAAACTCAATTACAAATGAAAGTAAGGGAAACTTTTATCAAGCTATAAGTTCAGACTCAAAAACAAAACATGGATTCAATGCTAACTGCATAATCTTTGATGAATTACACACCCAACCAAACAGAGATTTATGGGATACACTTTTAACTTCCACAGGAAGTCGTAGGTCGCCTCTTTGCATTGCAATAACAACAGCGGGATATGATAGACAATCTATTTGTTTTGAAGTCTATGATTATGCAAAAAAAGTTCAGGATGGAATAATTGAGGATGAATCTTTTTATTCTGCTATCTATGAAGCTGATTCAGATTGTGATATAACTGATGAAGAAGTTTGGAAAAAGGCAAATCCAAATTATGGGATAAGTCTGAGAGAGGAATACATGAAAAGAGAATCACAAAGAGCAATGGATGTTCCATCATATCAAAACACATTCAAGAGATTGATGTTAAACATTTGGACTGATTCTCAAACCGCTTGGATAGGTTCAAAAGAATGGGAACTCTGTAAAGGAGAAGTTGATTTAGAAAAATTAAAAGACAAAGAATGCTGGGCTGGTTTGGACTTAGCATCAACAAGAGATATAAGTTGTCTATGTTTAATTTTTAAAGAGGGAGATAAGTTCATTGTTGTTCCTTACTTTTTTATCCCTGAAGAAAACGCAAAGAAAAGAAGCGAGAGAGATAAAGTTGATTATGTAACGTGGTTAAAACAGGACTACATAATTGGAACAAGTGGAGATGTTGCAGATTACAATTTTATAAAGAATAAAATAATGGAGTTAGGAATGCAATTTAGAATCCAATCAATTTGTTATGATAGATGGAATGCTAGTCAATTAGTTATTGACTTAACAAATGAGGGAGTTCCAATGGAGCCATTTGGTCAAGGATTTCAATCTATGTCTGCACCAACAAAAGAATTGGAGAAACTTATTTTAGGACAACAAATTATTCACGATGGGAGTCCAGTTATGAGTTGGATGTTATCAAACATTGCTTTGCAAGAAGATCCAGCTGGAAACATAAAACCAAATAAAGCAAAATCAACAGAGAAGATTGATGGGGTTGTTGCATTGATAATGAGTCTTGGAAGTTTTATGACCGAAACTGATATGAACAGTGTCTACGATTCTAGAGGACTTTTAATTTTATAATATGATAAGAATATATTCAGCAGATGGTTTCATTAAAGAATTTTGGTCAAGAGCCAAAGATTACAAATACTTAAAAGACGCTTACGAATCTTTGGAAAAAGAACACATTGAAATCTTTGGCAAACGAAAATATGTAGACTATAATTCATTCAGAGTTTGTAGAGATAGGAAGGTAAAAAGCAATAACCACTTACGATAATCAACGAAATTTTGACTTATTAACAACAAGAAATATTAAAAAAGTTTCATTTACTAGGTTAAAAAAAAACTTAAAAAAGTTTGTTATTGTTAAAAAAGTTGTTATATTTGTATTATAATTAATGAATTAAAAATAAAAAACTTAAAATTATGAACTCATCAAACAAAGAAATCTTAAAAACAATTAACTTTTTATTAGATAATAATGAAACAGTATTTTGGTCAAATCAAAATTATGAAGTTAAAAGAGAAAGAAATGGAAAATTAATTGTTGTTTGCACTCCTAATGGATATACTTGTGGTTTAGATTCATCAGAGATTAAAGATTGTGGAACAGACAAATGGACAATAAGAGAATATAACTTAAAAAACTTTAAATGTATTCATTATACAATGTTCAACTACTAACAAATTAAAAACAAAAAAGAACCTGCAATGAAAGTTGTGGGTTTTTTTATTTTATAGACCAACACCTAAAACCAATAAAAGTCTCTTAAAACGTCTAAAAACAGTATTTAAGAAGGAAACAATGTTACACAAAAAAAGAGTATTTATTTAGTATAATTGCAAAAAATTATATAGTGGGAATACTCAATTCAATTCAAAACATTTTTTCATCTCAGCCTAAAAAAGAAAACAAAAGAAGTATAAACTACAACTTCGGATTCGGTAACAAGATAGCAGTTAGTCCATCCTCAGCTTTAACTTTCTCAGCAGTTTGGGCTGCAATGAGATTGTTAAGTGAATCGGTTTCATCATTACCAGTCAAGGTTTGCAGAAAAGAATCAAATGGAGATATTGTTGAAATTGAAAACGACCTTTCCTATTTATTAAAATACGCTCCAAACACTTATCAAAACAAAATTACTTTTATTGAAAAGATAATGATGGATTTACTTTGCAATGGAAATTCTTATGTGAGAATTGTAAGAAACAATGCGGGCAGACCAATAGAGTTGTTACCCTTAAACTTTGCAGGAGTTACTGTTTACTTTAGAGATAATAGGGTTTATTATACATCAGACCAAGAAGCTGGAACTTTTGAATCTGATAATATGTTACATTTTAAATTGATTACAGATGTAAATGCTGCTAAAGGTAACACTCAAGTTGATGGAGGAATAGTTGGTTTAAGTCCTATTGAACAGAACGCAAATGCAATAAGTTGGGGACAATCGGTTGAGGAATATGGAAGAACATTTTTTTCTAACGGGGCTAAACTCAGTGGGGTTTTAAAAACTGATAGAAGTTTATCAGAGCAAGCAATTGATAGATTAAGAAATAGTTTTAATAATAATTATGCAAAACTAAGTGGAGCAAATCAAACAGCTGTTCTTGAGGAAGGGTTAACCTACCAACCAATTTCAATTTCTGCTGAACAAGCTCAGTTTTTAGCGTCAAGACAATTTTCAATTGAGGAGATTGCTAGAATTTTTAATGTTCCACCTCATCTATTAAAAGATTTAAGTAAGTCAAGTTTTAACAACATTGAAATGCAATCTCAGGAATTTGTAACATATTCACTTATGCCTTATTTAACAAAGATTGAAACTGAGATGAATCTAAAGTTATTCAGAAAAAATCAAGTTGGCAAAGAATATGTTAAATTTAATACAAACGCACTACTCAGAGGAAACATAAAAGACAGGTCTGATTATTACAAAACTGCAATCACAAATGGATGGATGTCAATTAATGAAGTTAGAAGAAAGGAGGAAATGAACAGAATTGATGATGGAGATTCTAACTATTTACAAATGAACATGACAACCATTGATAAAATTGGAGAGGATGCCAGCTGAACAATGTAATAATGGAAAATGGAAATGGGGACAAACAGGCGAATGTAAGTATGACTCCAAAGAGGAAGCTGAGAAAGACAATGAAAATTATTACAGGGATTTAGAAGATGTTGATTTATCTCCAACAAAAGGAATGGTTGAAGAAGCTATTAAAGGAAAAGAGTGGAAAAAAGAATTTGGAAGAGGGGGAACTGAAGTTGGATTGAAAAGTGCAAACATGATAATTAACAATGAGTTGACTATTGAAAGAGTTAAAAAAATGTATGCGTATTTCCAAAGACATGAAGTTGATAAACAAGGAGAGGGATTTACACCTGATGAAGATGGGTTTCCATCAGCGGGAAGAATAGCATGGGCATTATGGGGTGGAGATGCTGGAATGAGTTGGTCAACAAAGAAAAGAAATCAGATTGAAAACGAAACAGAAGAGAAAGGAATAAAAAATATATGGGACAAAAAATATAATAACATTATGGAAAAAAGAATTTACAATGTAGAAACAAGAGTTGAAACAACTGAGGATAATAAAGAAGTTGTTGTTGGTTATGGATCAATCTTTAACAGTAGAAGTGAAAATCTTGGGGGATTCTACGAATACATCGCACCTGAAGCAATAACTTCTGATACTATTATTGCATCGGATGTCCGTGCTTTAATTAATCACAATCCTGACCTCATCTTGGCACGTTCAAAGAATGGGGAAGGAAACTTAATGCTTTCAGTTGATGAGAAAGGTTTAAGATACCAATTTAACATTCCTGAAACTTCTTATGGAAAAGATTTAGCAATCAATCTTAAAAATGGCAATATAAGTCAATCATCTTTTGCCTTTACGATTGCTGAAGGTGGGGACACTTGGACAACAGATGCAGAAGGAAGAGACATAAGAACAATCACAAAAATAAACAGGTTGTATGATATCAGTTCGGTCACTTACCCTGCTTATTCTGATGCTAGTTCTGATTTAGTAATTGCTCAAAGAGGACTACAAACATATAAAGAATCACAGAAAATAAAAGAAGAGGAAAATGATTTAGTAACGCGCTCGCTGGCGAAACTAAAAATTGAAATAGCAAAGCGAAAAAAATAATTGTATAATATAAAAATTTAAAAAATGAAATCAAGTATTGAATTAAAAGAGTTACGTTCTGACTACATTTCAAAGCTAGAAGTTATTAAAGAAACTTGCAAAGCTGAGGAAAGAGAACTTAATTCAGATGAAAATACAGAAATGGATTCAATCCTTTCAAAGATTGATGATGTTGATGTAAAAATTGAAAGAGCTGAGAAAATAGAGGCTAGTTTAAGAAGTGCAGCTAAAGTTTCAGGAATCAAAGTTGAAAACAAAGTTGACAAAGATTTGAAGAAATTCAGATTCCAAGACGCAATGAAACAAGCTTACAATGGTAAACTAGAAGGTGTTGTTAAAGAAGCTCATGAAGAAGCAATAAACGAGTGTAGATATACAGGTGGAAATGTTAAAGGAATTGGTATTCCTTCATCTGTTTTAACAAGAGCACAGGACTATGTTGATACAACTAATCAAAACTCTGTTGAAACAATGTCTTTTACTGATCAATTAGAAGCAAACTTAGTTATGGCTTCTGCAGGTGCTAACTTTTACTCTGGTATTAACAACATGAAGTTTCCTGTTGTTTCAGGAATAACTTCAGCTTTCCAACCAGAAACAGGTGGGACTGAAGCTGATGGAACAGGTGCTACAACTAATGTAACACTTTCTCCAAAGAAGTTAATTTCTATTGTTAACATATCTCAAGAGTCACTAGTTCAAAACACTTCTATTGAAGCTGCTCTACAAAGAAACATGGCTGCTAACATTGCTGCAACTATGGAATCTGCTTTCCTTTCTGCTGCTGATGTAACTAACGCTCCAACTTCTTTATTAGCTGACGCTACTTCATCTGCAACATCTGCTTTATCTGCTGATAATGTTTTAAAATTAGAAACTGATACTTTAGACGCTAATGTTGCTTTAGAAGGTGCAAGAATGGCTTACATAATGAATACTGCTGCTTATAGTGCTGTTAAAGGACTAGCTCAAGTTTCTAATGTTTCTGCTATTTGGGATAATGCTGACAAGAGATTAAATGGATATTTTGGATTCATTACATCTAACTTAAACAATGATGGAACTGCTGGTAAAGAAGCAACTTTATTTGGAGATTTCAGAAAAGTTCACATTGCTCAATTTGGAGGTCTTGACATCCTTTTTGACCCTTACACTTATTCTGGTGTTGGAGTTCCAAGAATGGTTATTACTTCATTAGTTGATGCTGCTGCTGTTCAAGCTGCAACATTCCATAAAATAATTGAAGCATAATTATAATAATTAATTTAAAAAGGGGCTGGTTTTTATTAGCCAGCTCCTTTTTTTTAAAACAATAAAAATGTATAGAAGTTTAAAAGTAATTACCTTAGCAACAAATCCATTGTTTACTACAGCTGAAGCAAAGGATTTCTTAAAAGTTGATACAACTGCAGATGATACTTTAATAGACAATTTAATTAAAGCGGCAACTCAATCTTGTGAGGAATATACAAATCAATACTTCTTAAACACAGTAGTAACACAATATAGTGATAATTGGATGGAAGTATATAGACTTTATAAAAGTCCAGTAGCATCACTTACAGACATAAAATATTATGACACAAATAATTCTTTGCAAACCTTAGCGGATGCAAATTATATATTAGACAATGTTTCAAAACCTGCAAGAATTGGATTGGCTGTTGATAAGACTTTTCCAAATTTAGCTGATAGAATAAACGCTGTTGAGGTTAAATATACAGTTGGTTATGGAACAGCTTCAACTGATGTTCCTGAGGGAATAAGACAGGCAGTTTTGATGACTATTGGGAACTGGTATGAAAACAGACAAACAGTTATTACAGGAAGAACAGCAACAGAACTTCCTTTATCAAGTCAATATTTATTGAACCAATATAAAATACAAGTATGTTAAGTATTGGTCAGCTTGATAGAAGAATAAAGATTTTATCTCCAACTTATACAAAAAATAAATATGGAGAAGAAACTAAAACTTATGCTACTCTATATACACTGTGGGCAAAAGTAGATTGGAAAAGTAGCAACAGAAAAGAAGAATCTCAAGAACAAACAAACAGAACGGATGTGATCTTTTATGTGAGAAATTTGGGGGTTGGTATTTCAACAACTTACAGAGTTGATTTTGAAGATAAAATTTATATCATTCATGGGATTAAAGAAATAGATGGAAGAGAACAATTTTTGGAATTAGAAACAAGAGTAAAGGATAATCAATAATGAGTGGAGTTACTGTAAAAGCACAAGGGTTAAAAGAGATTGACCAAATGTTCAGACAACTTCCCAAACAAGTTGGACAAGATAAGATTTGGGGAAGATTTTGGAGAAAAGTTTCTAAGCCATTAAAAGAAGCTGCCGCTGGAAATGTTAAAGATGCACCAAAAGACATTCCTTATCCACCAGACACTTCTTTAAAAATAAGAAAGGGGACTTTACGAAAATCTATACAGTTTTATAGAACAAGAGCTTCAAAACAAGTATATGGGGCATATATAGGTCCAAGAGTAAAAGGAAAATTTGCAAAAAATAAAGGGGGGTATTTTGGAGCTTGGGTTGAATATGGACATAAAATAAAACATAAAAACAGTATAACCAAAGATAATCCATTTATGGAGAATGCTTTTAAAAGTAAAAGCGGAACAGTTTTGTCAAACGGATTTAAAGATGCTGAAAAAATATTTGTTAGTGCAGTAAAATCACACGAAAAAAGATTAAAAAAATACGGGTCATTCGGTTATTAAATGGACATAGGAAAGGCAATATATAAAATTTTAAATGATAACATAGCAGTGTCATCAATAGTGGGAACAAGGATTGCTCCAAATGTAATGAAGCAAACCTCAGCATTTCCTTTTATAGTCTATGATGTTTCATCAGATGAGCCTGAGGGACAAAAAGATTCTGTTGCTTTATTAGATACTGCAAACATAATGGTTTCAGCTTATTGTAAAACATACTCAGAAGCTTCTAAACTTGCTAACTATATAAGAACAGCACTTGACAGAGTCAATGGAGTGTATAACGCTGTAAACATTCAAGCAATTGATTTTGATGGTTATGATGATGTATTTGATGATATGAGTGGAAGTGATGGGATATATAGAAAATCCTTAAATTTTAATATTAGAATCATAAATTCATTCAACAATATTTATTCAACTCATTTTGATGGGGTTGATGATTATGTTGCATTGGGAGTGTCGGGAATGGATTCAATAAAAAATACAGGTTCAGTATCGGCATGGTTCAAATTGGAAACAGTTGGAGCTTCAGGAAATATATTCCAAACAAGAGTAGACTCTAATAATAACATACTTTTGTATTACAATGAGGGAACAGACCAATTAATTGCAAATTATAAAGCTGGAGGAACTCCAAATAATGCAGTTACAAGTGATAGCATTGAGGGGGATGGATTGTGGCATCATGCTTGTTCTACTTGGGATAGTTCAGGGAATATAAAACTTTATTTAGATGGAGTTTTAAAAGATACCACTGCAATTAGTGGAACATTTACAGGAAGTTTATCAACAGCCTCTATAGGTAGTAATTCTGTTGGGGGCGGATTTTGGAAAGGAAATATTGATGAAGTAGTTATATTCAACAAAGAATTAGATTCAACAGAGGTTTCAAACCTTTACAATGATGGTTTACCATTTAATCCTAAGCCAATTGCAAACATGAAAGGCTATTGGAAGATGGGAGATGGAGATTTAGTTGGAAATTCAATTGCAACATTCCCAACTATTGTGGATGAAACAGGAAACAACAATGGGACAATGACTAACATGACATCAACAGATTTTCAGGCTGATGTTCCAGAATAAAGATATGGAAAAAAAGTATGTTATAATAAATAAAGAAATGGTTGAAGCGGTAGATTTCAAGCAAGTTATTGAAACATCAAAATCAACTTTAAGATATAGTTTAGATGGGAGTAAAACAATTCTAAAATTTGTGGGAGATATGCCTACTTTTTTGGATGGGGAACAAGTTTATTCTCATAGTGAAATAATTGAAATAATCAACAATCCTGATAATGGTTGGATTGACTTAAATGAATAAAATATGAAATTTGAACTAAAGAGAAAATATGTGGTTAATGAAATAAAGACGCTAGAAGCTGGAGCGGTTATTGACGTAACAGAAGAAAAATATCAATGGCTTGAAGAAAATGGATATGGAGAGCTAGAAAAAATAAAAGAGAAGAAATCAAAAAAAGCTCAAAAAGAGCAAAAGTTAAAATAATTATAAATTTATAAAATAGAAAAAAATGGCAAATGGACAATTAAACGGAACTGACTTGGGGGTCTACATTGGGGGAACTTTAGTGGCTTACAGCACTAGCGCAACTATCAATATAAACCACAGTCCACGTTCTACAACAAACAAAGAATCAGCTGGATTTGAGGAAAACATGGAAGGTTTAAGAAATTGGGATGTTAGTGTTGATGCACTTTATGCATGGCTTGACCCTTCTGGTTCTGCAATTTCAAATGAAACTTTAAGCGAAATATTTACTGGATATTGGGCTACAAGAGCAAAGTTCTCTCTAACTTTTGGAACAACAGGGTCAACAACAGGAGACACTAAATATGTTGGAGATGCTTGGTTGACTTCAGTTAGTTTGACTGCACCAATGGAAGATACTGCAACATTTAGTGCTAGTTTTCAAGGAACAGGAGCATTGACTCAAACTATTGCTTAATAACAATTTTTAGAACCTGCCTCCCTGTTTTCTTTTCTGAGTAGGGGGGTGGGTTTCTTTTAATATCAGAAAAGACAAAACACTTAGAAATGAAATATGAAATATTAGAGATTGGAGAACATAAAATGCCAATCAGGTTTGGTTTTAATGCATTAAGAAAATACAGCGTAATGACTGGAGCAACAATGAATGACTTAAATAAATTATCAGAGGGAAAAATGACTTTCAATGATGCCTTTAGTTTGATCTATTGTGGTTTGGAAGATGGTTACAGAGCAGCAAAACAACCTTTCCATTATTCAATAGATGATGTCACAGATATGTTTGATGGACACATGGACTGTATGGAAAAAGCTTTTGAAATATTAGGAAGAGCAATGGGGGGAGATGAAGAAAAAAAGCCAAAGGCCAAGAGAGCAAAGAAGAGCTAACTTGGCCAAAACTTGAGAGGATAGCATTCGGACAATTGGGAATGAATGTTGATGATTTTTATGATATGTTACCAAGAGAGTTTTGGAACAAGGTTGATGGATTTTATGAGTTGGAGAATATGAGGCAGAGAAGTGATTGGGAAAGAACAAGATGGAGCACTTGTTTGTTATTAAACATCCAACTTTCAAAAGGTAAAAGTTTAAAGCCTCAGGATTTAGGTAAATTTGAATGGGAGAAAGATACAACGAAAATTGATTTTGAAGATTTGAAAAATAAAGCAGAATTATATAAAAAAAGAATAGAACATGGCAAGTAAAGCAATTGGTTTTTTAAATTTTAAGTTTGGTGCAGACCTTAAGGGTTTTGAAAAAGGAATGAGAAAAGCTCAGAAGAATTTAAAGAAGTTTGGAAAGAATATTGAAAGAACTGGCAAAACTTTATCAACAAATCTTACTCTTCCAATTCTTGCGTTAGGTGCTGCTTCTGTTAAAGCTTTTGACCAACAAGCAAAGGCAGAAACTAAATTACTTACCGCATTAAAAGGGAGGGAGGACATTCAACAAAGATTAATTGATCAAGCTAAAGAGTTACAAAAAACTACTTTATTTGGGGATGAAGAAACAATAGCTGCTCAGTCAATGTTGGCGATGATGGGACTTGAAGAAGAAGCGATAAGAAACTTAATTCCTTTAATACAAGATTTTGCTTCTGCAAAAGAAATGGATTTAGTAACGGCTGCTGATTTGGTTGCAAAATCAATGGGGAGTTCTACTAACGCTTTATCTAGATATGGAATTGAAATCACAGGGGCTGTTGGTTCAAGCGAAAGATTAAACACTGCGGTAACTGAATTAACAGAAAAGTTCGGAGGACAAGCTGAAGAATTAGCAAAAATTGGTGCTGGTCCTTTAATTACTATGAAGAATGAATTAGGAGATGTAGGGGAAGAGATAGGAAAGAGATTAATGCCTGTTGTAATTAAATTTGTTGATTTTATGAGGAATTTAATTAAGAGATTTGATGAATTAACAAACTCTCAAAAAAACAATATTATAAAATGGGGATTGTTTATTGCAACGCTAGGTCCTTTTTTAATTATTGCTGGAAAAATATCTTTGGGATTGTCTGCTTTAATAAAGGGTTTTTTAACTTTAAGAACTACTGTTCTTGTTGCTTCTGCATCATTTAAAATTTTTATGGCTTCAATGCTTAGAATGACAGCTGCGGGATGGGCTGCAAATGGAATGCTTGGAGCAATGACTGGAGCATTTAGAACTTTGAGAACAGCTATAATGAGAAATCCTATAGGAATATTAATTACTACTCTTGCTGTAGCTGCGGGAGCTTTCCTCAGTTATACACAAGCAACAATAGGCGCAACTGTTGCAAACAATGAGTTTGAGGGCAGTATAGAAAAAACAGAGGATAAAATAAAAAGAATTTCCAAATCTGTTGGAGATATGGGTAAGGACTCTATGCAATTACAAATTGAAGAGGTTGAGGGATTAATAAAAAAGATAAAAAAATTGGAAATTAAAGGCCCTTTAAGTATGAAACACCAAGGGCAACTCAAAAGATTAAACGGGCTTCTAAAAGTTTTGAAACAAAACCAAAAAAAGGCAAAAGAAGAAGCTGATGAATTGGCTAAAAGTTATGAAAATTTAGGAGATGATACTGGGAATACTGGAGATGACACAAACGATTTAATAAAAGCAACGGAAGAGTATTCAATGACATTAGACCCTTTAATTTCAAAAATTGAGGAATACGCTACAATGTCTAAAAAAATGTGGCATGATGATGGTATGTTGGCTGGTCCAATGACTGCTGCGGAAGCAAATTATGAAAAATTATTTACAATGCAAGATGCTTGGAATGACTCTGTTTCAAGTTTTGGAGATATATTTGCAGGGTCAATGGAAAGTGCAATGACTTCACAAGAGAATTTCTTTTCGGCTTTTATAAAGAACTTAAAACAAGCAATTGGAAAACAATTGGCTATGTTGGCAGCTCTAGAAATAACAGGATTTTTATTGGGGGGAATTGGTGGAGGAATGCTAACTAAGGGACTTCCAAAGGGAGCTGGAGATTTTTTAAGAGGAATTATCCCAATGGCAGATGGAGGCGTAGTTATGGGGCCACAAATGGCTTTAATAGGAGAGGCTGGTCCTGAAGCGGTTATTCCTTTAGACCAATTGAAAAACTTTGGGGGAGCACAGCAAATTGAAGTAGTTGGAAAAATTAGTGGAACAGATATATTTTTAAGTAATAGAAACACAGGAACAAACAGACAAAGAAGCGTTTAATGGCATACGGAAAAAAATATGAGATTGACTATAAGTCAATGGCAAATGAGAACTTCACTTTGGAGTTTTGGGTTGATGGTTGGGCTGGTTCATCAACAGAAATTAATCTTGGTTCAAGTGGTCCAGAAATAAAATATGAAACAAGTGGACAGGAAAAATTCACTTATATATTAGCAAGTTCTTTAGAGATTCCTTTTATTGTTGAGGACATTGGAATGCAAGATTTTATTACAGATTTACAAGATGGAACTTTTGAAGAGAAAGATGTCTATGTTCATTTGTTTAATTCAAGAGATACATTGAGGCCTTTATGGAGTGGGTTTTTACTTATGGATTTAGCAGCAAAAGAAGATGTTTCTTTTCCTTATGAGGTAAAATTAACTGCAATTGATGGATTGTCTATCTTAAAAGATAAACCATTTGTAAGAGATACAAACACAAGCACAGGAGCAGCGGTTACTTTCCCTTACGAAAAGGAAGATGTTTATTGGAATAATTATGATGATATAGTTGATTGGATTGAAATAATTTTACTAAAAACGGGAGCGGCTCAAAGTGCTCAGGGACTTTCAACTAACTACACATTTAAAACTTCAGTAAATTGGTATAACTCAACAATGCCAAGTGCTACTCAAGCTGATGACCCATTAAGATGGACGCAATGCAAAATGAACACTGTTTATGATAGAGATGAAAATGGAAAATATACACCACAATCCACTTACGAAGTTTTAGAGGCTTTATGTAAAACTTGGGGGATGAGATGTGTTTATTGGCATCACACTTTTCATTTTGTTCAAATTGCAGAATATGAAGCAAATGAATCAGGAACAACAGCATCCCAAATAAATATCCCAACTAGAGAATATTATTATAATGGGGGGGTTAGATTAGACCAAGCGGGAATTGGAGAATCAAATTTTGGTTTATATGATTTACAATTTGAGAACGTTACTAATGTAAACAATGCGGGGCTTCAAAAATTAGCTGGCACTCAATATGACAATTATGCACCAATCAAAAAAATAATAACAGATTTTAGTGTTTTAGCTGATGAAAATAGGTTTTTTGGTTTTCCCGCTATGGATCAAACAACAAATACAGGTAATTTAATAGCTTCTTCAGAAATCAGCACCTATACGGATGCTGCTGATAACAGTGGCTGGTTTTGTCAAATTCCATTAAACTTTTCTAATATATCTTCTGAGTTGGTTTTGGGGGGAGGTTCATTCCCTAGACCATTAAACATGAAGCTTTGTTTTAGCATAAGAGCAAGAGAAGCGGGAACTACCCCTTATACTAAAATGTTAAATGAATCAGGGTCAACTTTATCATGGGTTGCTTATACCGCTCCAACAAGTTCAAATGGTGTGCCAGATGACATGATAAATGCAAACGTTACAAATATAGACATTGGAACAAGTCAAAGAATAATTTGGGATTCAACTGGCTACACAAATGGAGTAATTCCAACAGATGCCGCATTTACAGGAGATTGGGAATTTGAGTTTTTTACTTATACACAGGGAGCGGCAACTACAATTAATTATCATGGAGAATTAAGAAGCCCTATTAATGGTAACTGGGAGGTTAAGAGAGCTGGAACAGCTAACACAACATTTGATTATTCTGATGTTTATGATATGAACAATGATTTTATGGGGATATTTGCTCAAGTTACTGGGGGAGCTATTGGAGCTACCTCTACATTGAGTGAATTTACAACAGCAACCTCAGATTCTTATAGTAGAGATATTACTGGACTATATTGGGGAGATAGCCCTTTGATTGATAATCCCTCAGCTTTAAGGGTATGGAATGGCTCGGCTTTTGTAAAAGCTAATGCAGCAGGAAAATGGGGTAAAGGGACTGTATCGGGAACAACAAATTTCACTGTTTTATTAGCCAATGAAATAATGAAATGCCAAGATTCTGCATCTTACAGAATGAATGTTACTTCTGCATTAAGTGAAACAGACAAAGAAACTTCAGGCTATTTAAAAATGGTTAATCCAATAGGAAGATTAAAAGATGTAAATTCTCAAAAATACGTTTTTTTAAGTGGGACATATTCAACTTTAAGAGATCAGTGGAATGGGGTTTGGTTTCAACAGACTTACAACTCTGGACTTTCAATTACAGAAAATCAAGAACAAAATTATGGATTAAGTTCGGGGAATATTATAGGTGGAGGAAATCAAGGCTCTTCACTAGGTCAAGGGAGTCAACAAATGATTATGCCGTGGGGTGCTACTCAAATCTCATCTAGAGTTGCTGCAGGAGCTGTTACACTTTTAAACATCACTCCAGTGGGGGATACTGTTATTTTTGCTAATGACATTATTTATGTAACGGATAACAAATCTCAACAAAGAATTTCATTTACTGTTGCCTCTGATGTTAGCTCTACAGATACTAGAATACCTGTAGTTTCTAAAACAATAACTAATGATATAAGAGAGGGAGCAGGAGTTGGAATAGATAATGAAAACTTATTTGAACAATACCAAAGGAAAACACAGGGAACAATTGCGGGAATGCCAGTTACATCTACTGCCATCGGGAAGTATGAATTTACAGGCGGACTTTATTATATGGTAGGAGTAGATACAACCTATGTGAAAGTCCTCCCTAGAGATTTTGTTATTAATGATGATGGTTCAAATGAGGCTTTAGAATTTAAAGATGGAACAAATACAGGTTTGACTGTTGGGGATTCTAATCAAGAAATGATTGCAACAGTAAATATACCCAGTGGAACAACAGCAACAGAGGTTAGAATATGGAGCTCAAGCACTGCAAGAACAGTTGAAGTCTATGAAGCTGGTATATCTACAAATGGAATAGGGTCAGCAATAGGAACAGGAACTGCAGATGGAAATCCTATCAGTATTACAGCAACAGCGGCAACCAGTTATAATTATTTAGTAATATTAGTAAAAGTTACAAACACCTCAAACAGAGTTTATGGTGGTCTTGTAACACTAACACAAAATTAAAAATGAACGAAAAAACAAAAGACATATTAGAGTTATCAGTTGCAAATGGAGGGGCTGTTGGATTAAGTTTAGCACAAGTCAATGAGGTTTTGCTAACTATTTCAATAATATTGGCAATATCTGTTTCTTTAGTAAAACTTATAAAAAAGAAAAAATAAAAATCATGAAAACAATCTGTAAAATTTTATACTACATTTCATTTAAAAAGATTTGCTTGGGTCACTGTAAAAAAAAGTAATGGAATATTTTAAAATAAAAGAATTTGCAAGTCCTGACAAACCTAAATCAGGAAAAAACATGGATATTCAATTCTTAAGATTCATTGATGAGTTAAGAAAACGTTGTGAATTTCCTTTTATTGTAACAAGTGGATACAGAACACCTGAATACCATAAAAGTTTAGCAGACAGATACCACACATCTCCAACCTCTGCACATTTAAAAGGATTAGCTTGTGATATTGTTATGACTGATTCCAAAAAAAGAGCTCGCTTTGTTTATGAAGCTATGGAACTTTGTAATGAATTGGATTTACCTTTTAGAGTGGGATTGGCTGGAAAATCAAAAGGGAATTTTGCCCACATTGATATAGATGAAACAAAACAACATCCAAAAATATGGATATACTAACAAAAATATTTGGGGGATCAGACTTAGTTAAAGAAGTCGGAAAAATAGCTGATGACCTTATTACTTCAAAAGAAGAAAAAATAATCTTAAAACAACAGATTGAGGCAAAGATTCTAGAACATGAATCAAACATGCAGACTCAAATCTCAGAAAGATGGAAGGCTGACATGAACTCAGATTCTTGGCTTTCTAAAAATATCCGACCATTAACATTAGCTTTTTTACTTTTTGCATTAACCATTTTCACGTTGATTGATTTCAGTTTTTTGGGATTGGAAATACAAGAGGCATGGATTGATTTATGGCAAATGTTGGCAATTACAGCTTTTGGAGCTTATTTTGGTGGTCGGTCTTGGGAGAAAATAAAACGTAAGAATGAAAAATAAATACTTTGAGTTTAAAGATGAAATTCTTGAACTCTTTGAAAATGGCGTAGGTTATACTGAAATAGCAAGGCATTTAATTGACAAATATTTGCTTGATGTTTCTCCTGACCATTTAAGAAAACAAATTTCTACAGTTGTTTCTTATTTAGTTTCAGATAAAGAAATAGTTGAGGAAAATATTAAACTAGCCAAACAGAAACAAAGAGCTCAGGATTTAAACAGGATAGCAAACAAATCATTTAGAGAATATGCAAGAGAGGAAAACGCTCTTGTGGAATACAACAAAGAACTCATTAAGGTTTTAAAAGAAAATTCTTTGGATGTAAAACTTACCAAACATAAAACAAAAAAAGGTTCTGTTGTGTTGGTTCAAATAGCTGATACACATTTTAATGAATTAGTAGACCTGGGGGAATCAAACAAATATGATTTTAAAATTGCTTCTCAAAGATTACAAAAATTTGCTTACTATGTTAAAGAATATGCTAAACTCCACAAAGCAACTTCTTTTCTTGTTGCTATAACTGGAGATTTAATTAATTCAGACAGGAGATTAGATGAGAAGCTCTCAATGGCTACAAATAGGGCTAAGGCTACCTTTTTAGGAGTTCATCTCTTAAAATACTTCATATTGGATTTACAAGAGTTTGCAGATGTGAAGGTTTGCTGTGTCACTGGTAATGAATCAAGAGTGAATCAAGATTTGGGATGGGTTGATTTATGTGCATCGGATAACTACGATTTTACCATCTTTGAAATGTTGAGGTTGTTACTTCCACAAATTGAGTTCTTGAGGGGAGATAATGCTTTAGAAATGGTTATATCAATAAACGGAAACAATGTTTTAGTTGTTCATGGACATCAATTGGGGAGAATGACTTCTAATGATGTGGGGAAAGTGGTTAGTAAATACGCTCATAAGGGAATAATAATTGACTTCATTATTTGTGGACATTTACATGAAACTATGATTCGGGATTCCATTGCACGTTCTGCCAGTCTTGTGGGATCTAACGCCTACTCAGAAAAAGCCCTAAATTTAAGTGGAAAGGCTGCACAGAACATTTATATCTTTACAAATGATGGCAGGCAAGATGTGAGAATAGATTTACAGGAAACAGATGGTTGGGATGGTTACAATATAGATGAAGAGTTGTTCTCCTATAATACCAAGAGTTTATCAAAAACCTATAAAAAAGATACTATATTCAAAATAATTATTTAGATTTGCAAAAGTTTTTGTAATAATTTAGTTGTGAGGAGAGTCGGATTTAAAGGGGTTCGGCTTTCTTTTTGCTTAAAATCCACTATAATTAATGAAAAGTTGATGAAATGTTCATGTTTTTAACAACCAAAAAACACAAAAAAACACTAAAAAAAGTAGAAAAAACAGTGATTTACTAGGTTAGAAAAAAAATATTAAAAAAAACATAAAAAGTTTGGTATTGTTAAAAAAGTCTTTATATTTGTATCAAGTTTAACGAATTAAAAACAATAAAATTAAAATAATGAAAATTACTAAAAACGGATTTAACTTTAGAGTGGTTCAACAAACGCAACACTATAACGGAACTACTTGGGTAAATAAAAAGGTGGTAGAAGTAACCCCAACAGAACAAACTTATTACGATTTACAAGATAATGGAGGGCTTGAAAACTACCCTGAATACCACACAAGAGATGTAGATGAAACTTTAGAAGAAATAGTTTACGATTTAACAACAATATAGTAATACTGATGAGCTCTAAATGAGCGAAACAAAGGTGACCGAAAAGGAGGTCTTAAAGGAATGCCTTTGTCTATTACAAATAATTAAACGAATTAAAAACTAAAAATTAGAAATTATGTATAAAATCACAAACAAGGAAACAGGATTCATTCAATACAGAAATGCTAACGATGCAGCAGACTTTATTATTAGGAATAGTAAAAAACACAATTCTTTTTTTTATGAAATTTATAAAATAGAAAAGATTAAAGAATTAGATACAGAATTTATTGGTGAACTAATTTATGGTTTGATTGGTGCAATTTGTCTTATAGTATTAATTTGTATTTTCTTTACTCCAAACTTTTAGACTATGAAAAAGAATAAAATATTAAGAGCTTTGTATAAAGATAACTCTTTAACTAAGGAGGATGTTTATACAGACAAAAGAGGGTTTACTATTATAACACGCTCAGGAATTGAACAGATACAATGGAATAATAAGATTGATGTAAATTTTGAGATTATAAGTTCAGATGTGGGAAACATTATAATAAAAGCAACATCTTTTCAAAATGGAGAGAGAAAATGTGAAACCTATGGCTCGGCATCAAAAGAAAATTGTTTCCAAAA